CGAAAATCGCCGTAGCGCCCGATGGAGCGCCCGAAAAGTCTATGTACAGTTCGTCATAGACCAGTTCGGGCTGTCTTGTAAGTACGACTGCCGTACCGTTGTCAAGAATCTTGTACTCCATCTTCATAGCCTACCCTCACACGAACCACTCTTCCTTAAGAGACTGCTTATTGCTCGCCTCAATTTCGGACTGGGTTTTGCCATCCAGCGCATTTACCCAGAGTTCGCAGGCATCGTCGATTTCGCGCTGGGAAAGGTAACCGCCCTCCTTCTGCGCGTTCGCCGATTCGAGCCACTTTTCTTTGCTGAATCTTTTTTCAGTTGTTGCCATGATAAAATCCTCCTATGTTATGTTGTTGCTGGCACGCCGTAGTGTTTTGCGTACCAAGACATGAATTTTCTCGCTCGACCTTTGGATATGGTCGGCTTTATTCTTTCAAGATAGTATTTCTTGAAATTGATTCGCTTGCTATATCCCATATAGGTTAGGAAACGAATCACTTGTCGTTCTCGCATACCATATTGTTTGATTTTTCGCACCGTGCGGGTAAGTGAGTAAAGCAATTTCTTTCTCAATAAGGTATAGCCCTTGTAAAACCTATAACCAACAAAATCTATAGGGCGAGAGTAAATCTTCCACACCTGCCAGTCGTCCTTAAAGCGCAGTTTTTCCTTGCGGAGATAAGCTTCGAGCAATAGCCTTGCCTTGTGGAGTTTTCTTTTGTTGGTGTCGAGAAAAACCACATCGTCGACATATCGCGTATAGTGCTTGATTCCGCATTTTTCTTTAACCTCATGGTCGAACTGCTGGAGATAGAAGTTTGCAAAACCTTGCGAGGTGTAGTACCCGATGGGCAAGCCGCTTCCGCCGCTGTCAAGAATACCGTCGATAAGCCGCAATACCTTTGCGTCTTTTATTACACGACGGAATTTTTGTTTCAAAATGTCTGTTTCAACCGACTCGAAAAAGTGGTGAATATCTGCCTTCATGACATATTTGATTTTCCTGTCCTTCTTCTGGAATCGTTCGATAGACTTCTTTGCCGCGAGACCGCCTTTACCCTTTACAGAGCCACAGCTATAGCGATACGCGCCTCTGTAAACGATGGGGTCTATGACCTGCATCAGCGCCCAGTGAATTATTTGGTCGGGGAAGAATTTTGGCACTTTGATGTGCCTGATTTTCTTGCGTTCCCGTCTCGTCTTTTCTATCGGAGGAGAGAACACAAAGTTTTCGTCCGCGAGAATGTTCTGGATTCGTTTAACGAACCTTTCAGGATGCTCGTGGCACTCCAAGACAATACCGTGCCGATTTTTCTTGTTTTTGGTGGCGTTATGTATTGCCTTCATGATGTTTTCATCTGAGATGATTTTCTCAAAAAGGAAACCTACTCGTTTCATAAAGTCCTTTCTGTAAAGAGTATCTTTGTTGCTACCTTATGGTGTTTCAATGCCGAAGCCCTACTAAACCATACTCTTTGCGGTTATTTTCTGCCAAGTGGCAAAGGAAATACAAACCATGTAAATATTTGCAACAAATTCGTCCGCCGATGTTCGAGTTCGCATTGGAAGCGTCATTGTTACCGTTCCAGTACCAAAGACCCGCGTTCGCGTCGTTGTTCCAATTCCCGCCGACACACAACACGGCAACCAGCGGTTTGTATTCCCTTGTATAAAGTCTTTATAAAAGCCTTATTGTGTTTTTGTGGAGCTTTGTTTAGCGGGGGAAAAGTCCCCCGTATTCCCCCTTAAAGAGGTTTGTAACAAAGCCGTCCGCCGAGGTGCGAGCTCGCAATGGAAGCGTCAATGTCACCGCTCCAGTACCAAAGACCCGCGTACGCGCCGTAGTCCCAAGCCCCGCCGACACACAACACGGAGCCATACGAGTAGCAGTAGTCACAGAAGTACGAAGATTCGTCTCCGTATGCCTCCGTGCAGTAGCCAAGAAGCGGGAACTTTTCAAACGGCGTAACCTTGCTCATATAGCCGCCCTCCGTATCTCTGTCGCCCATATAGATGTACGGCATAGCGTTGTTCTCGCTGACATACTTCGTAGGGTCAAGGCAGATATATACCTTCTCGTCGACAAAATTGATGCCGTCGCACCATTTGTAGACATTTCCCCAGAGGTTCTCGATGCCGCGATACTTGCAGGCGTGAAGACCGTCAGAATTGCAGGTGTCGCATCCGCTTTCGTGGTTTGCGTTCCAAGAGCCGCTTGCAGTTTTCACGGAGTCCGTGTGTCCCGTGATGATAGCGGCAGAGTTATCGTAGGATGTCCAGCCAGCCATAATGCTCTGGGAGTCCGTGGTGGCAAACTCAATCATAAACAACTGCTTGATGATGGCATCAATCAAGAAGTCGTACTGCTGGTAGCCTTCGCCGTTTGCCTTGCAAGCCGTTCTCATGTCGACGATATTGATGTTGACAAGAACAGTCTGACCGCTCTTAGACGATGCCTTTGCGGACGAGCCAGAAGCTTCATACTTGCCGACCAGCACATAGTCAAGCTCGTTTCCTTTGCCGTCGATAAACAGCGTAGAGAAGCCGTCGTAGCGACAGCCAGAGATTTGATACTTGTATGTGCCGTTTCCGTTTTTGGTCACCTTGGTGTAGAATTTAGGGATTCTAATGAACACATTACCGAGTTCATCAACCACCTCCTGCATCTCGCTCCAAGGATAACAATGGCTGAAGTCGCTGATAATCTCGCTCGCACCGATGGTGTAAGTAAGCCCTACAGCGGAATCGGTGCGCGTGAGTGAGGGACTCGACTGTCCGACACCGTCTACGCCATAAATTTTTGTTTTTTCAAGTAACATAAGAATGTGTCCTCCTGTTATGTTGTTTCGAGACCATCCAGCCTCTTTTTGATTTTGCGAAGTTCGCGGTCTATTTCGCCGCCTTTGGTATATCCGCCAGCTTTTTCCGCCTCTGAAGAGTAGTATGCGTATGTAGGTTCACTCTCTTCGCCGCCTTCTCCCAGAGCGAGAGCTATCTGCTCTTTTATTTCGGCTCGTGTATAGGTTTGGCTTTTTGCGTAAGCTCCCACATCCTCTGCGGTCAATGTGATGTTAGCAGAAAGAGCTTTGCCGTTGACCGTTCGAGAGTCGGGGACGAGACCTGACACAATATCCGAGATATTGATGTCGAGGGTGTTTCCACTCTGGAACTTCAGCGTCAGCACCTTGTTTTTGTACGAGGCGCTGGTGATAAGGCTTTCGATAGGTAAATCTACCATGCCTTCACTTAAAGTCTCTCCTGCGCGATTTTTTAGGGCGATGGTCAGCTTGTAGTTGCTGTCCATACTGAGCAAAAGACTTGTTCCGCTCCCAAGCTTGAGCGCGCGAATGTCCTTGTCGATTTTTCCGCCCTTGGTGTAGTTCCGCGCACTCTCGGACTCTTCTGCGTGATAAGCCGCGTGTGCATAGATTTTGGACTGCTCGAACTCCTGAGACAGCGCATCGTACTCGCCTTCCGCATCGTCGATGCGCTTGTTGAGAGCGGCGATATCCTTGTTGTGAGCTGTGGTGCTGACCAAGCCATCAATGATGTCGGAGACATCAATTTCTACGCTCGTTCCGCCCATCAATGTCAGGGAGAGCTTTCCATTGTCATAGCTTCCTCCGATTACGGTGCTTTCCAACGGTAAGTCGACCTGCGTCGTACTCAAGATAGAGCCTGCTGTGTTCTTCAAGCGAAGCGTCATGAGATAAGTCGATTTATCAATGGATATTTCGACTGTAGAACCGAGAAAACGGTCTTGCTGGTCTACATATCCCTTGTTCGCCGCGTGAGCGCTCTCTGCAGGAACAGCGACATTGATTTGACCGTCTCCCACGAACATAGGAATAGCTCCAGAGAGCGGCGCGTCGGAAATATAAATAACCTTCTGCGTACCATCGGTGTCAATGATATACGCGCGTCGGTAGGTGGCAGGCGCGATGACTTTGTCCAGCTTGTCACCTTGCAGAGTTTCAATTTCCTCCGCGTTCTCGCTCAGAGTCTGCGCGATATCGTTTATCGCGGTCTGGAGCGGAAGCGTATGGAAACTTCCTGCAGAGGGATATACCTGCATGATTTTTTCGGCAAAAGTACCGTCCGAGAAGGACTTGACAAGGTCGTCGAGATTCTCGACTCCGTAGTCGTCCAAAAGTAAGCGGATATAAGCAGCCGCGTCGTCTGCCGAGATAGCATTTTGTACCTCGTTTATCTTGTCTGCAAGAAAAGTGGCGAGCTTGTCGAACCACAGCTTGAGCTGTGTAGGGGAAAGACCGCTCACGCCGTACTGAGACGAGGCATTTGGTCTGTTGGCAAGAGCCTGAACGCCCTTGTCTGCTATTTGTTTGGTTGTGATGTTTGAAAGTTTTTTTGTAGTACTCATGGGTTTCCTCCTACTCTTTGTATCTGCCTGCTATGGTATAGCGGAACGAGAGATAGTACAAAGCAAACGGCTTCATATATTCGTCGGAGTAGAGGAAGTACTGCTTTTCGACCCACTTCTTCTCCTTCTCTCTGACGCTGAAAAGGCTCTGCTCTGTGGAGATGAACGAGAAGTCTGAGAAGTCCATGTTGTCGAAGGAGAACATGGTGCTGTTGATACGGGCGATTTGCTCGTAAGGCTTCTTATTCGTTCTGACCTTTATCTTTGCCGCCGAGGTCTGAAGAGACTTGGTTTTGACCACGGTGGACTTCTTGACCGTGTTCTTGGTCAGATGCGGAATGTCGCAACAGTCCATCTTGGTCGCACAGCCGCAGAATATCGTGCGCTCGTCGAAGTTGTAGTATCTGGGCGCGATTTCGCCCTGTTCGTCCCTCATATCGAAGTTGAAGGAGCAGACCACGCCGTTCTCTGTGCCGAAGAAGAGGTTACTCTCCATCGTCTTAGCTACGGTAGCCCTCTTAAAAACGCCTCCAGTCTTGTTTCCTTTGGCATCGCACAGGAACGCCTCGTACTTGATAAAGTCGCCTGTAACGCCGTCGTAGACCTCGTGGATGGTGAAGTAGACTCTCACGGAATAAGTGATGCCGTCCGACTGGAACGACACCAAGTCGTTGAAGACCTCTGTGGTGCTTTTTCCGTCCTCGTCAGGCGCGTTCACGATTTCGCCCATGAGGTTGTGAGTCTCACCGAGGTCGGCGTTGTAGACGCTCTCTGCAAGCGTGAGGGGTATCTCCACGATGTTGTCGTCGTTGCCGCAGGCACATTCTACTGCGCTCTTGTGGCAGGCGGTGCAGTAGCGCACCGTAGCGCCCTGAAGCTCAGGATAGATTTGCGTAGCGTAGCGGTATTCGGGGTACTGGTCTTTATAGACACCGACACCCTCGATGTAGTACCACTCGTACTGCGGAACTCCGATTTCGTGGGTATACTTCTGGCGACTGTCTGCCATGAACATTTTACCGTCCACGAGCAGTATCAGGTAGCCGTTCCATTCCTCCAGAACCGCGTCGCTGAGGTCGATGTTGACCAGCTTCGCGTCGATTAGGCTTGAACGATGCTCCACAGCTCGCTCGTATCTTACCGAGAGCTGACCGACAGCTTCTA